TGTCTTTCATCGCACCTTCAACCGATTCAGTCGGGATAATGATCGATACGCCGCCATCGTCGTTAGGAAATAGGATTCTTTTCATGGTTGTCCTTTAGCGGAAAATTGAGGAGGCAACATATTCAACATCTTCTTTGCTTGACCCTCTGTCTGCCATTGTTCCCAAACGAATTGATCCAGATTGTGGGGTCGAATATTCAACAGCATAAGCCTGAAAATTATTAAAAGTAAATAATCTCACAACATTTGTCACCGCTGAATAGTTTGCGTCCGGCATCGCAGTCGCAAAGTTCACCGTATAGTCACCCGTACCGTTATCCGCAACACTCGATACATTAAACGATGCACGAATAGCGACTGTGCCTGTACCATTAAAGTTCACCCACGCACGACAGAACGTACCAATCTGCGTACCAGCGCTATCCTGTACAGTAGGAGGCGTGTTCGCAACACCGTTTTTCAGCACCAGTGTGCTAGTGCTATCGGCTTGCAGTGTATCTGCTACAACAGTTCCAGCCATGATGACCTCTTACTCAAAAAGGATGTTGATTGTGCCAGCGTCGAAGGTGTCTGTGCCGTTGACTGTGGTGATGCGGACTCGATCAAGAGTGCCAGAAAGCGTTTTTGCTCCGGCTACAGAATTCATGGCTTGCCCAGATAAGTTAATTGTTCCACCCGCGCACCAAGTATTTCCCGTAACATTTACTAAAGTCAAAAAACCATACTCAATACCAGCAGCAAGCCCCGTTTGTGCTATCTGAAACCCCGCGCTAAAAGATGTTGTATTGTTTGCGGAAGATGCGTGTTGAACTACCGCACCGCTGTATCCCGTGATTTCAAGACCGCCAGAATCACCAATTTGAACTTGAATAGGTGATGTTCCACTTACAGAAACACCGTCAAACATTACCGTAATGCGTTTAACCCACGAAGGGATGTTGGTAAAGTCAACGCTCGTACCCGAAGCTGTAACAGCAGTGCCCGACACAATAGGCGCTAACGTACCTGTGACATTCACCAAGGTCTGTGTCGTGCTGCCAGCTACCGCAGGGGCTGATACCGTAATCGATCCGCTGGTATCGCCTGATAGAACTAAAGAAGCCATATAAATCCTCTTAGAGAATAACCCACCGGGAGCCAGTAGGGACAGTTACTGTAACGCTGCCATTAATCGTGATCTCACCAGTGGACATTGCACTTTTGCCACTTGTAATTGTATAACTAGTCGTAACAATTTGGCTATTTTCTACGAATACAGCGTCAGTACCACCGCCCGTAGCACCACCGCCCAAAGCACCCCAAGCACCACTAACATAGCCCTCAAAACGAGGAATAGTGCTGTTATAACGGATCTGCCCAGCCGTACCACTAGGACGTTGTGCCGTAGTGCCTGAAGGCAACTTAACTGCGCCTGTGCTACTAATCGTTAGTTCCGATGGTGCAACAATAGTGGCAGAGTTCAGAGTAACCGTGTTGGTAGTAGCAGCGCCTAGAATTACATTATTGGAAAATGTTACAGCACCAGAAAATACAGATGCGCCAGAAGCAGTAAAAAGACCGCCAACCGTAAAACTATCACCATCAGTACCTGATTGCTGGTCTTTAAGTTGCGCCATCAGCTCACGGATAGCGTTATTAATGCCTGACGGAGCGCAGCCCTCAGCAATGTTAATACCGGCAATATCGGTATTATTTGCTGGTGTAGAGCTAAACTCGCTGATCTTGTTCTTTGCCATGATTATCTTCCTAAAATCCCGTAAAACCCAGAACCAAGAGCGCCACCCAATGCCGTGGCAGAACCAGCAGGTAGAAGCCCAGACACCCTCGGAGAAACCATATTTGTGGCCCCCCTAGCTTTTACAACAGGCTTAATTTGACTAACAAGTGAAGCAGCCCCCATAGCACCAGCAGACGCTATATCTCCAGTTGCCAAGTTGCCAGCAGCGCCAGTAAATCCCAATTTATTCAATACACTCATAACAGCTCTAGCGCCCTCATAACCAGATCGAGAAGGATTTTGAGCCTCAATAGGAACAACCAGTTTATTTAAGTCAGCTCTTAGTTTCCTAATAGTGTTAATTTGATTTGCGTCAAACAACTCCCTAGTCAATCCAGAGCCTTTGCCCATAATAAGCTCGTCAATAGTATTAACGATCTTAGATGCTGGCAACATATTGCCTTGACTATCTCTCGTCAATCTAACAAATGCAGCTTCCTGAAATTGTTTAAAATCATTTGAATCAGGGCCAAACATCTTCTTTAGACGCTGTACGGTTCTAACAGAGGATTGTGCTTCACCTATAGCAGACCTACCATAAAGCAAATTCATAACCTCATTAGGCTGCAAATCTTTTTCAACAATAGTCCTAATGTTTTTTGCAGCGTCAGCATCAGCTAGTTTGCTTACATTTCCCTTGGGAAAGGTAGTTTGATATTCAGCATATAGTTTTCTAGCTTCTTTTAATTTGCCAAGTTGAGCTGCATCACCGCGAATCAATCCATCAGAAATAGAATCATCGAGCCAGCTATCAAACTCCTTGATAATCGCTGAAACATTACCTCTATCGGTATCATTAGCACCAGCGTTATAAAGCTCTCTAAGTTTTCTTCTTGTTGTTTCGAGTGACTTTAGGCTAATGTCAGTTACGTTAGCTTTACCAGTCTTGGGAATAATTCCCCTAATTTCATTAACAGCATTTCTTGATGCAGGAGTCAATGTTGGGTCAACAACCCTTTCCTTTAAGGTTGCCATAACCCTAGATTCCAATGGATCTACAGACTCGCTAAGAATTCTAAGCGCTGTAGGATCTACAGCCTCATAAGCTGTTTGGTATCCTGACCTTAGTTGTTGTTGTTTATTTCTTATGGATTCATAAAGCCTACCACCTACCTCTGTAGGTGATGTCGTAATTTGACCAGCAGCAAATGCCTTCTGTTTTGACTCAAGGTCTTTTAGAACCTCTGCCTTTTGTTTCTCATCAAACCTAGCAAGAATCTTTTGAGCAAAAGAACCTCTAGCAGCATTACGCATTGCTTCTTCTTCTGCCAACTGAGCTATATCGCCAGTTGCTTGACCACGAGTCAACGGAAAATTAACATCTGCAATATTTGCACCAGCAGTTACGTTTTTTGCTTCCCTTGCAAATTTTCTGCCTAATTGCTGATAAGCATCAAAAATTGCCTTTTGACCACCAGCACCAAAATCAGCCAAATTAATACCAGCTTGATTCAAAGCAGCAGCAAACTCAGGAGTCATTTGACCTGCACTAGTCGTAATAGGTCTATTACTCCTAATATAAGAACTAAGAAGGTCACCAACAACTTGGCCTCCAGCACCAAAAGCAGATTCAAGTCCTACCTGAGCAACATCAAACGGCTGTGTACTACCAAGAGCCTGAGAACCTAATTGAGAGGCAGCCCCAATAGCGCCAGTAGCTGTACCTGCGATTGCAGCCCTACCACCAGTGCTTAAACCTAGTTGAGCCAATCTACCAGCAGGATAAAACTTAGCCAAATCACCAAGGAATCCAACAACATCAGTGCCAGATAATCCGGGCTTATTAAGGTAATACGGCTTGTTTTCAATGATTACAAACGGATTGCCTTCAGGGTCAACTCCCGGCTGTGCCCCCGGAATTTGCTTAACCATAATGTCTTGCAGCGCCATCGGGTCAGTCGTAGACATCACGCCTAAAAGACCCTTAAAACTTCCACCAGCACCCAAAGGTGCGCTAACTATCTCAGGGCTGCGCTTTGTTGGCATTGGGAATTCAGGAAGGCCCAAGGAAGCAACAGATTGCGGCGGTGCATTAGCAGGATTTACATCCAAATTACTAAATGGATCATAATCAACAGGTTTTACAGAAATTTTACCCATCATTACCCCATTTAATCGTTATAAATGTAATTTTTGCCTTTAGGATCAGTGTAGTAATAATTTCCATCATTACCAAGTCTGACAGTTACTCGCTTTTGATTTATTGTAACAATTCGCTGTTTAGGCAGTTGTATATTTGTAAACGGATCTTGAATGTCTGCTGTTGGATCAGGAGATTGCAAAGCAGTTGCATAGTTTCTATATTGTTTAATAACAGGCTCTAGTGCTTTACGTTTAACATTCATCAAAGAATAAGCCATAGCATTTAGGTTATCCCTTTGCTCATTAGACAATGAACGAGTATTAAGGAATTGCTGGTGGATGCTCTGCAATCTCTCTGGGATGCTCTTTTGACCAGCAATCGTTCCAATATCCCCTTGCTGAACAGCACCACCCGGATCAAGCATTTTTGCCATACTGTAAATAAGTACAGCATCAGAAGCGCCACCAGCCTCAGGATTGTTGTAGGCTTGGACAAAGTTATTAAATCGAGTTGCAACCTCAAAAGACTCTGATACGTTCTTGTTCTGCACATACTTAGACGAGTTTTCGCTCAAAGCCTGTGCCTGTCTAGCTGGATCAGCCAAGTTAATAGTAGTTCTTCCAGCAGCAGCACGATCTTTAGCTTCTGCTTGCAACTGCCTATGAATTGCAGCAAAGTCAGCATCAGTGTAATCTTTTGGATCTTTACCAGGAGCAACCTTCCTGCCTACACGGACAGCTTCTTTCGTAAAGTCATTCATACTTCTTTCGTATGACTTTTCATCTTTATTGTAATCTTGAATACGTTTATTTAGTTCTGATACCCTAGTAGAAAGTTGTTCAGGCGTAATAGTTTTATCAGCAGCAGCAGCCTCTAAGAAATCAAAGTCATTTTTAAATATAACTGGAGAAGCAGCCCTCATTTTACGAATATCATCAACTCTATTGCCTGTAGACTCAAAAGATATTTGTTTTGTAAGGCGCTCATATTCGTTATTTGCGGCTATTAAAGCATCTTTAGCAGCAGGAATTACAGCTCTCTCTGGCTGTCTTAAAAACTCTATATCTTTTGCAACTTCTTCCCTTTGTGCCAAAAGCCTATCCATCCGATTAGGCTCAATAAATGTCAAAGTATCAAGAGATTTTTCCTCAACTGGCTGCTGCATTGGCTGAGTCATAAACGACTGACCACCAAACGCCGGAACACCTAATAGAGATTGCTGCTGAACTGGCTGAGTCGGAGATTCAGTAACCGGCTGCGGTGGAGCAATTTGCGGGACAGGAGCCTGACCAGAAACTTGCGGCCTTTGCAACGCTTTAATCTGTTGTCTCAGAGCAAGTTGCTTTGCGCCTTCAGCAGGATCAATCAATAGCAACCGAGCTAATGCAGGATCTTCTTTACCAGCCTCAGCAATAGCAGTCTGACGATCTAGAGCTTGCTTTTGTGTCAATGCAGCACTCTGTAATTGCTGTTGCATTGCAATATTCTTCAGACTTTGGTCAAATGCACCACCACCAGCAGCCATACCGCCAGACAATGCAGCCAGAATGTTCTCAGCAGCAGATCGACGAGGCCCGATACGGCTCATGCCCTGAGCTAGCGCCAAACCAGCACCAAGCAAACCCTGAATATTGGCTCGTGATTGCGTTTGTTGCAGTTGTTCAGGCTTAATCAGCCCAGCGCCAAGTAGACCTTGATAGGTTCCGGGTGCTTGACCAAAGATGTTAGGGATGTAATCTGTAATAGCCATATTTCACCTAGATAAGCGAAACTTGCGGAACATTAGTCTGGAATCTCTGCGCCTGCTGAGGCATAGGGTTCCCACGCATCAGGTTAGGATTTGCTTGAGGACGAGGAGGCGCTTGCAAGGCATTTTGAGCGCCCATCAGCGTCATTTGCGTAAGAACAGGGTTCTCGCCAGTAAACGATTGAAATGCCTTAGGAATCTCAGAAATAGTTTGAGAAAAAGTAGGAGCAGCCATAGCCGGAGAAGCAACAGTCGAATAACCTAGTGGCATAGCTGCATTACCAGCCATAGGAGCAGCAGAAACCGCTGGCATATACGCAGAACTACCGGCAGCGCCAGCAGGAATAGTCCCAGCAGTAAACATACCAGAGCCACCAGCACCAGCCATACCAGCGCCACCACTAGGAGCAGCAGCAGCCAATTTAGACCCCGCCAATCCCTGAGCGCCACCTAATACACTCCCACCAATGCCGCCTAAAGCACCGCCAAGCAAAGCGCCTTGCAACGGATTTCTTCTATTTGCGACAGCTCCAATAGCAGAGCCAATAAGTATCGGAGCAGCAGCAGCACCCATTATTTACCCCCTTGTGGAGTAGCTGTAGTCTTAGTCTCCAGAGGAGCGCCATAGAAGATATTAGCAGCCTGTTGCAGACGTTGCATCGGCAGTTCCTGTGCAGCCAATTGACCTTGGATTGCTTGCTGGCTATAACCTTCTTCAGCCTGACCTGCTTGCAGGAGTCGCTGAATATCAGCATAGTCAGCAGCCGCCATCGTAGGAGCAGCCTGAGCAGCAGCCATTTGACGGGCACGTTCAGCCTCAGCAGACTGATAAGCCAGTTGACCACCCTGTTCAGCCATAGCACGAGCAAATACGTCTTGAGCGCGTCCCTCTTGTTCTGCCATAGCTCCAGAACCATAACGGCCCATCGAGGAAGCACGAGACTGTAAGCCCTGTACGCCCTCTGTAAACTGCTCACGAGCCAGACGGTTAGACTGCTCCAAAGCACCCGCTAGGAATGGATTAACGCCTCGTCCTTGGATCGTAGCTAGTTGCTCTGCCTGTGCAGCACCCATCAGCGGAGAACCCATCTGAGCGCGTTGTGCAGCCGATTCAATGGCCTGTCGAGAAAATTCCGACTGTTCTGGAGCCAAGGTAGAAGGAGCCTCTGGCATCCCTTGATAAAGCCGTTTAGCCTCACCCAGAGAATAAGTAATGTACGGCTTAAACTCCGGGCTTATCTCTGTCTTTGTTTCTTCGCGTCCGCCGCCACCACTCATATCACACCTCGCATATCCATTTTCGAGGCCGGAATCCATAAGCCTTAGCCCTACGATTCCAACCCGGTCTATGACTAGCAAATGTCAAATATTTAACGTTTGCTTCCCTAGCCATATTTTTTATAAATTGTAAACCTTTTTGCACCACTTGATAATCATTTTCTAACGTCCATGCCGCCCAAACGTGCAATTCCTCGCCCATTGGCTGCAAGATAAAGAAGCCATAAAAATGGTTATTCTCTAGTACCACCCACAGCATCGCCTTTTGGTTCCAGCAATCCGTGTATACGTCTTCAGGTATCCAGTTTTCAGGGCTTCTGCCCTTGATTTTGTCCAAACCAGCCCGGATACTAGGCCACCATTTGCGGAGATCATCCACAGGAATATGTTTAAATTCTGTCATCCCACAATTATATAACCGTAGGTCTTATTCGCAGTGTCATTCGCCCAGTGAGATATAGTTGCTTGCCCTTGTTGCTGGCTTGAAACATACAAGTTTGTTGTTGCAGCAGGAGCCACATAGCTCATCGTTACAATGGCAGACGGAATTGATGGTCTTGTCGGGCTTGTACTTGTTCCAAAATGCTCAAGCGAAACACCAATGTCAGTCGTTCTCCACATGATCTGAACATAGTCATTAGCGTTCATTTCCATAAAGAAATTCATCGCGGCAATTAAGTGAGAAGGATCGCCAGTGCTTTTCCTAGCTGGCATGTGAAACCGGCTATTAGATCCGGCAACATCAGTACCGTTCTTGCGGAACCAGATGTCTATATCCTGACCATCATTGGTGGTGTTTTTAAATTGAAAACTAAACTGTATGTTATATATGCCGTAGTTTCTGACATTTAGCCTAGAACTGTTGGATAGGTATATTCCGTTGCTGTAATCTGTTGTGTTATAGGTAACAGCATAAGCTGTTGTCGTATTGGCAGCAGTTTGGTCTGTAGTGTCCTGAAACGCTCCATAAGGCGCTGAATCTTCTTCTGCCTCATCAGATACCGGAACAAAGAAAATCAGGCTGTCGTAGCCTATACGCTCGTCGTAGAGGGTAGTTGTGATGGCATTGCCGGTTGCTAGGGTAATTTCACCAGTATTATTGGTCTTGCCATTCATAATGCCGCGAACAACCTCAGCAACCTGCCTCTGATCGCCTCCAAACTGCGGTAAGGTCTGAAATTGTATCGTTCTGGTCATCTGTCACCCTGTGGGAATATATCGACTTCCATCCCAACTGCGGTTTTCCAGTTAGTACCAGTAGGAACCAGCTTTAATCTATGATAATCGCCGTTAGACCGCAAGCTCACACGGTTTTCAGCGTCAGCAGCAGCCAAATCACCAAAAACCACCTGCTCACCAAGATTATCCCGACTAGCCACCGCTATAGAACCACTGCCACCGTCAACAATCGGCCTTGCCAGCATCACAGTAGAACGGCCCACATCAATATCACCCGTTGATATACGAGCAGTCTTATTAGAATTGCCAAAAGTGATGATTTTCTGCCCAGAAGTACCAGCAATTATCAAATTGCCGCCAGCCCACTGAGGATCGTCAAGAGATACAGCCAAGGCATCAAGGCTTGCTGAGTAATTATCCAAGTCTTCAAGGGTTGTTGTGGCTGTTAGCACAGAAGCAATTGATGTCGCAGTCGTTTCCAAGTAAGACCAACGATTTAACGGGATGCTATAAACAAATAGCCCGTATGCACCAGACTGCAAAGGAGTACACCACATTGCCAACTTGCGAATTGGATCAACCGCAGATGACATTTTCAGCTTTAAATCGCTTTTTGACGCAACATCAAAGAAATAACGGTTTACCTTTTCCTCGCCGATATTCTTTAGGTTCTGACCATCGCAGACATAGAACCCATCATCAGCCAAGAAATAGGTAAGGCCAGCGTATTGGCAGATAGAACCATAAGAAATGCAGCCCAAAGACCTAGAAATAGCGTCAAACTGGAAAAAGAACGGAGATCCTGCATAGGTCATCCGGTAAACAGCACGTTCCATGAACACAATGCCAAACTCACCACCAGCAATTCCAGTAATACTGCCGCCATCTGGCAAAACTTGACTGTCAGACTGTGAAGCCGCACCGGGAGTCCAATCTGTTTCATCATTAATATCAGACCAGTAAACCTTATTCTCATCACCACTTACATTACCGGCAACAACAAAATCCTTTACAACCGTTACAAACTTAGCAGCAGGAGCAGCCGCAGCTAAATCCGCAAAAGCAGTCCCTACAACAAGGTCAAAGGACTGAAGTTTATTAGCGCCATTAGCAGCAATCATCGTCTGACCAAACTGCGCCGTGTCCCAAAACTCAATGTTTGAATAACCTGTGGTTGTCAAAGCATCAAGATCAAGATCAGCAGGGCTAAACTTGTACAAATTGGAGGCAGAACCCGCAAACAAGCTAATAGCATTGGCAAACTTGCCAGCAAACGTTACCAACAGCTCTGCACCAGCAGCATCAGATAGGTCAGCCTCACCTTTAAATGGGGCATATCCATTAGTAACAGGATAGCAATTAGTTGCCTCAGTAACGGCTCCTACCACTCCGGGCTGATCCGGCAACCACTCACCAAGCATTATCTTTTGTTTAGCCATTATTGTTTCGTCCAGCTATTGTTACCGACTGTTTGGTTTGTCCAAGTATTACTTGATGCAGGGACAACATCCCAACTTGCACCAGAAGGAGTTACTTGAACCCATGTATTCTCGCCAGCAGTCTGGTCTGCCCATACATTTACGCTTGGGGCTACATCAGACCACTCATCGCCAATAATCCCACCATTTGCAGAGAATATTGCCACAGCATTAATGCCAACAACATTGAACAATGTCCGGCTTGCGCTACAAACTAATATTGCCTCAGCATTAACAGACGCAAATCCTTCATATTCAACACCGCCATTTGCCGTTACCGTGGCCTCTGCATTGACATTTGCAACTCCAGTGCGAATCCTAAGACCGTCAGCAGTAACTGTCGCATCTGTCGCAATAGCTGCATTGCCTTGCTGAATCCTGATGCCAACAGCAGTAAATGTTGCCGTTCCATTAATAGCAGCATTTCCAGCAAATACAGCAGTTGCATTAGCCACCACAGTAGCCAAAGCATTAACGCTTGCAGAGGCACTAACAATAATGCCACCCAAAGCAGTGACAGTTGCAATCCCAGAAACAGCAGCAGAGGCCAATCTCTCACGGATTGCGTTTGCGCCAACAGAAGCTGATCCATCAACAGCAGCATTGGCAAACCTAATCCTAAATGCGCTTGCTGAAACCGATGCAGTAGCATCAATGCTGGCAGTCCCAAACAAAGTATTCCCGCCTAATGACGAGAATGGAGACTGAGCAAATGTGCTAATGCCAAACATTTAGACAACCACCCATCTGGCCCCAGTCGGAACCGTTACCGTAACGCCAGTGCTAAGAGTTACATTACCAGCACTCATGCCGTTATAGCTTGCTGGCAAGGTTAATGACGTAGCTATTGTGTTGCTATTTAAGAAAATACCATTAGATGCAGCAAAATGTGCATCATAAGCAATATCTGAAGCGTCACCATAAACCGCTTTACTAGCAGGGTATGTAACAAAGACATCTTTGCTATTGGCTGCAAAGTTGATTTTTGTTGTTGTGCCAGAACTATTGGATAGAACTGTGTCTCGTGAAAGCGTAGTGCCTGAAGCCGTGTAAGTACCGATACCGACTTCCCATGTTCCTGCCGTTGCATCAACAATGGCGTAATACGTTGTGTTTGCATTGCCAATGTCAGCAAACGAACGAAAGCCAGCAGCAGCGCCAGCTAACGTCAATGTACCTGTACCGGATGTCGTACTGGTCTCTTTAATCCTATCTTTAACGACCAGAGGCATTATCTACCCCTTATGCCAAAGTCACCGACAAGCTGCCAATCGCAATCTTAAAGATGTCACCGTTATCAATGGTTTTGGACGTATCCAGAGCAGTGTGATACAGCAGGTTGCCGCCAGTTAAAGCATCCTCAATGCCAATCCATCCCACGGTTCCCCATGAAGCGGTAGCTTGCGGAAACTCAACCGCAGTGCTATTGGTAGATACTCCGTTACTAGGCGCACCAAAAGTAACAGCCTGACGAGCATAAGATCCACCAGAAACCTCAGTCCCTGTATCAGCATCAGTCGGATCAGACGTATACAGGCCGACATAAACCGTTGCAGGACTCGTGTAGCTCGTATTACGCAAGGTAGCGTTAATCAGAGCCTGCTCTAGGTAATTTGACATCTCTGCCATGATTTACTCCTCAAATGAATTCTGTTTACTACGGTTTTCAAACTGGGTTATAACTCTTAAATTCCAAGGAACATGAAGCCCACATACAGTTTTTCCCATCAATGGAACTATATGATCTACTTCATATTTAGTTCCTGTTTCCCTAGTCTTTAACCTTGCCTCAACGTAAAACTTTTGTATCTCTTGTTTTAATTCTTCATTAATCCATTTTGGAACCGCATTTCTCTTTGCAGCCCTTGCTAATGCTTGCCAAGCAAACTTTTTATGCTTTGTATTTTCGTAACATCTTTTGCTTTTAATTGCATATTTTTCTTTATTATTTCTTTGCCATTCTATTGTTCTTTTTATTATTCTATCTTTGTTCTTTTCATAATTTTCATAATGATATTGCATTGCTTTAGCTTTTTCTGCCTCAGCGTTTTTTTCGTACCATTCTTTTTTAGCCGCTTTAGAGCATTCTTTACACCAACGGTGTAGCCCGTCTTTATTTGCAGCACACTTAGAAAATACATTAAGCTGCTTATCAACATTGCATTTTGAGCAACGCTTCACTGATTTCACCTCACGTTATAAGACATTGCCATAGGCTGACCACTGTACTCACTAGATTGGTCAGCACTAGAAATAGACGCTACTGCACGGTCATACAAAGAAGCCCAGACCTGCAACCTTGCATCGTTCATCAAGTACGGCTCAGCCTCAGCCAAAGACGCATACAGCAGGGCATCAGGGCAGTTAGCCAAGAAGACATTGCTTGTGTTGGAGTCACTCAGCAGAGTAGGCTTGGCGTAATACAGCATTTGAGCCGTGTACGCAGTGTCAGGTATAGGGGCAAATTGAAGCTCTGAGGCCAGAACCGTATAAGTCCGTGGGATACCAGACTCAGTAGCCCGTGTGCTTTGGTAGAAGCTATTGGGAGCCTCGTAGGAGACAGAGCTGATCGGGGTAGTCTTAAAGTGAATATCCCGCATCTCTAGGAAGTCTGTAGGCAGACCAACCGTAGAATCACCGCCAGTAGTATTGGCAGTAGCTACCACCAGCATCTGACGGATTCTCAGGTCTCGACGCAGACGCTCCTCAGCCAGCCGGATAAAGTCAGGGATAACTGAGTTCAGGTCACTACGAGCTAGGTAGTTCGCTATCGTAGTCTTTAGGTCACTGTAGCTCGTAAATGCCATGTTTATTTCCCGTTATTGTGCGCCT